CCCATAGATTGAGCTATATTTATTATATTCTGACGTTCAGATGCATATGTTATCATCGACTCTTGTAGTGTAATATCCGTATAGTATGATAGTACATCCCCCACATATGCTGATAATTCTAAAAACATCATCCCAGGTGATGCTTCATTAAAATCTTGGTATGTGTTTGGAAAATAAGTTTTAGCAAAATCAATTAAATTGGCTTTTAATGAATTAAAATCTTTTGCTAAATATCTTACGTCCTTTTTTATTAAGTCTGCCATTTTTTACTCTAATTTAAATTATAGTTAATGCACCGTCTTCAGCTATAAATAGACGCACTGGTAAATATATGTTCGTTCCTGTTACAAATAATGTCATTGCTATTGATATTACATGATTTGGTTCAGCTAAATATACAGTCTGATCTGGTCTGAAATTCATATCTACTGTGTCTATAGTGACATATGGCATCCAATATGACAATGCACTTCGTATCTCAGCTAATATTTGTTCCTTGAATGCTAACTCATCGGAAATCTGTTCAAATAAAAAGTAATGCAAGTCTGTACCAAAATCGGGTTGCATTATTCTTTCACCTTTTCTAGTAGATAATAGATTTCTTAAATTTGATAATATTTGTTCAACGTCAGTGTAACTAACCGCAAAGATACCATTAGCTTTATTAAAAGGCAACGTTATACCTATTGGCTTTGAATCCTTTACTTGAGTTAATGGATCGGTTACAGGTTGATATATTTTTCTTCTATGACGTATCAACTATTATCTCCCCTTTTTTTGGTCTATAGCTTTCATTAAATCTGAATAATTTCTAGTTAAAGCACTCATAACTTCAGACGGAACTTCACTTGGAGAAACACCATTTGGTATAACAGAGTTGTTAGTTTCATCTATTGAATCACTTGAAAAGTGTAAAGATTGATCATATTCATCAAAAGATTCTTTCAATGAACGTCTTGTTTCTTCTAATAAATCATTTATACTTGAGTAATTGCTCATTTTAGTTGTAGGTTTAGATTTAGAGTCGACTATTTTTTTAGCATTTTTTATAAACTCAATGTCCCGTGATTTCGATTCGGAAACATCTTTTGTTTTAATTTCTGATTTACTTAATTTCTTATCTAACGCATAATCGATTTCTTCACGAATAATTTCTCGTATCTTACCAAAAAACTTTTTAGAATCCATAATAATACCTTAAATATAATGCTTAATAACAATAAATATAATATTTTGAGTTTTTGTCACCAAACGTAAACGAAATGCCAATCTTCGTTCCAAGCATCACCCCAATACCAACCGAATCTATCACCGTTCATATTTACCCATTTTTTTGCACTTTCATATTGGGACTTTGTGAATCCCAACTTGTTTAAAGCAGAAAAATCATTTTTTGCAAGGCCATTAATATAAGCTTCTTGATTGGCAAATCCAGCAGGCCATATATCTATAGCTTTACCCCAACCGTGATTTGATCCTCCAGGTTTAGCTACACCACCACGTCGTGTACGTTTAGAATATAGTGAAGCTTGATGGTTATAGTCTCTGTATCCAGATGTAACATATATCTTAATACCATCTTTTAAAGCTGCATCATACATCCTATTAAAAGAATCCGCTGCTTCAGCATATAATATTTTTGATTCGGAACTGTTTGGACCTAATGTTGCCTTTATTTTTGCAAGTAGTCTGTTGGGTATTTTGCCGTTTTGAATGCCAGGAATTGGTTTTAATTTTGTACTTCCATCCGCTCTTTCTATACCATACCCACTTGAACCAGGAACATACTTAAATTGCCAACTTTTATTTCTTAGTCTATCACCTGAAATATTCATATTTTTGGTTCCGTATTGATATATTGTATGATTTAAACCGTCATCAATATCTTTGGATGGGGATTTTTGTTTAAATCCGTCTGGTTTACCGTACTCATCCTCTTGTTTTGGTCTTTCACTGTAATTATTAACTGTTATGTACGATGCAACAGTAATTTTTCCTGATGCTGTTATTTCTCTTAATCTCGAAGGACTTACTATAAATGTTCTTTTTTGATATTTTTTATCAACACCTACAGGTACTCTATTATCAACATCGTCATAATTTAAGTCTTCCCACGGATATGTTATTACATTGGATTGTTTTCTATCATTTCTTATTTTTTTTATTATTACTTCAGCTCTTTCTTCTTTATCATTTAAAGTAGCAAAAGTATTGTCTGTGCTTGTAATAATTGGGCGTTTTGGTTTATATTCTAATATTCTTCTTAGTTTATCGGAATCTATCGATTTGTTTTCATCTTTTATATCGTCATCCATCGTATCACCAAGATAATATTACAGGAATTGCTCTACCTTGTCTTGAGCCATAAATTATGTTACCACCTGAGACAAATGATGTTGAACCACCAGAATCCGTTCCCATTGCATAATCAATTTGATTTACATAAATTTTATTCAAAGCCTCTGCAACTTCTCTTGCATCATAACCATTCTTAGAAGATGAACGATTTCCTCCTCCACCAGTTACACCAACAAACCACTTACCATTTTTTAATGAACCAATAAATCCACGTGGGTTATATTTCCCTGGACCCAATAATGTGGAACTAAAATTTCTTCTCATATTACCTCTTTCAAAAAAAAGTGGAGTATTTGCTGCTACTGCCGATTCACCTTGTATTTCGTTAATGTTATTTGAAATAAATCCATGTTGTCCACTTTTTTCTTTGAATACTTCATTTGAATTAAAAGCATTATACCAATTTGAGCCTCTATCAAATATTGGTATTTTTCCTGGTCTTATTATTATTACTGGTTGATCTGACCAAGAACTGCCTTTATTTGTTTTTGCTCCAAAATTTCTACCGAACGCTATGAATTGTCCAGTGGGAACCCCATCCTCCCAACCAGTATCTTTGGTTTCAAAATAACTAAAATTCATAAAATTCATGAATTTTTTGTTCATCCATTCACCAACATTCCTTCTAACAAACGAACTTTTACTAAAATTTACTTCAAAATTTATACGTATTGATAATGGATTTATTTCTTGAATAAATATATCTGGCTTACCCGATACTGTATATTTTTTTACTTCACCTATAGAACCATTGTATTTTGGTGGTGTTATCATAGAATATGTTCCTGTTGAACTTTCCACAGGAATTGCATTATTAACCGATGTTATCACATACGTTTTACTGCCTTTATTTTTTGCAGACATTTCTCTAACTCTAGCTGAAGTTACTACATACACACGGTTTTCCGTATTTTCTTTATTTTTACTTTCTGTTTTTTTTAATGCTTCCTCGTTATCAGTATCAATTTCCCAAGGATACGGATGAGCTGATACTCTTTCTGATGCTTCTCTTATTTTTTTAACTCGTATAAAAGCGTCTTCTTCTTGATTATACAATCCCAAAGAATCATTATCTATTGGTGGTATCTCTGATCTATTTGGTTTATATTCTAATAGACTATTATACTGATTAGTTTCTACAATCGGTCTTTCCTTTTTTATATCATCATCCATGATAAACTACCTTATTTATATCTTCTATTTTTTAAATCCCAAATTTGCATTCCAATTGTCTGTCCGTCCGTTCTCCAACTGTTTCCAGGTGGCAATGCTACTCCTCTTTTCTCATTTGCATCTCCACCGAAATACCACCTTCTTAATGCAAAATCGGCTATTTCCCAAGCATAAGCTACATTATCACCATTATAGTCCCAACCTGGATTTCCTGATGTGTTTCTATAAATCGGTTTATTTCTTTTTAATCCATTACTAAATGCATCATTGGTATCTCCTCCAGCAACGAAAGTATAACAAGCTATTAAATTTGGAATTCCAGTATTATATTGGGCTTTAAATTTGTGATAATTTCCTCTACTTTCATAGTATTTTTTTATGTATGGTATTTGTTGTATAGCTGTTAATGTAGTTGGACCACCACTTGGAAAACCAAATCCACGCCATTTCTTAGGCAACCATTGAATTAATCCTGCTGCTCCGCTATTTCCATTTACAGCCTTTGGTTTGAATCCACATTCAGCTGCTATTACATACATCATATCTCTAAAGGAACATCTCATATCAATACAAAGGTCATATAGTCTAAATAAAAATTGGTCTCCACCACATAGACCTTCTATATTTCTTCTCCAATTCTTATATCCCGGATCACTTTTTATTTTAGCTATTTCCTTAGCAGCTTCAGCTCTATTAGCTATTGGTGAAAATGAAAGACTTTTACGTGGTGGTAGATATACAGCAGAATTTGAAGAATATAATATAGTTCTACCACCTTTAAGTTTTGCACCAGGTCTAAAAGCAGCTCCAGATTTAACTATTATTCTTTTTTGATTTTGTCCTGATTTCAGTGTTGGTGGTGTTACTTTTACGTTTTTCTTTATCCATTCCGAAGAAACTCTAATTCCGTCCGTATGATCATTACTTGTTAGTACCTGATCTGAAGATTTTAACCCCTTTGCAAAATCTTTTTTATCTTTTGAATCAGCACCTTCAGATGATACATCTAATCCTTTCGATTGAATATAATAGGTGCTACTATTCAATGTTGTTGAAAAATTTTTAGATTTTTGTAATGCACCCGATGTACCACCTATTAAGTGCGCAATATCCCATGAAGTTATTGGTGCTACATCTAATAATCCACTATGAGCCATATTTACTCCTGCTGAAAACAGTACTAAAATCTTTTTTTCTGGTTTTATTTTATTATTGTTTAAAATCTTAGTACATTCAGCCCAACCATCCTTTCCGTCCTGATGAGTGAAACAATTATAGATATTAAAGTCGGTTAGATTTTTAAATCCGTAAGTCCACATGTATCCTTCAACATTATTTATCTTGTCTCCTGGATATTTACTTTGTCCAGGACCATTCCCTATTTCTGATTCAGTTGTATTGGTTTTTGGCCAAGTCAATCCACCCAATATAAATATTAAAGGTGCATTTCTACTTTTTCTTGATGATTTAAACGTACCATAAGTTCCTCTAATTGTTAGAGAGGGTTCTATTGGTTTGGTTTCATTAAAACCAGATACTTCAACAGTTTCTTCGGTTTGACTATCTGATATATTACTACCAACTATGTATATTTTTTTTACATAAGTTTTATCAGGTTCTTTTGATGAGGGTAATTTATTTTCTAAATCATTAGTAGTTCTATCTTCCCAAGGATACGGATGTGCTGTGCCTCTATTTTCTGTGTCTTGACGTGTTTTTTCAATACGACTTTTAACACCATCATATTGAGTAAACACATACTCATTATTAACACTAACTAAAGCAGGATATTTTGGTTTATATTCTAATATACCACCAATCATATTAGTATTTGTTTTAGTAGATTCATTTCTTATATCACTGTCCATATCCTTTCTCAATTAAGAAGCATTTTTATTTAAAAATACTAATCTCGATTTTAAAGTATCTAACTGATTTCCTAATGTATTTATTCTAGTATTTATTGCAGTAAATGATGGGTTGTTTATTGGTGGTCCAGATGGACCTACTCCAGTAGGCATGGTCATTACATTTATTTGACTTATCAAATCACTCAATGCACTACATAAATCTGCTAACCACTGAACCGCTGTATTTCCTAATATCGCTGGTTCATTAGCATTTACACCCAAATTTATAATTGATGCTTCTAACTCTATTGAATTTTTTGCGTCTATAGTTACTGATTTATCTGTTGATAAACCTATACCCTCTTTTGCAAAGGCAATGAATTCTTGTTTTCTTGCATTTAAAATTATTCTATCAGAAGCACCTAATATCTGATTCCCGCTGTAGTTGTTAGTTCTAAATAAATCTACGCTTTTATTAGTCATGGATTTAACTGTATTAGAAGCTGGTGTGAACTTAACATATTGTCCAGATGTCATCCATATACTAGAATCATCCGTATCTATATCTTCTAATATAAATTCATTGAATTTTTTTTCATTGGCATTTGGATTTGTACCGTTTGATATTATTAATATTGGATTTCCAGTATCACCCAAACCTTTTTTCCAAATTGGTTTTATAGGATATTCCCTACCTTCATCTACAGTAGAACCAAATCTTATAGATTGACCCCATCTACCTTCTATGATTAAGTCTCCAGTATACGGTTGAATCGGAAAAACATCTAACCTCTCTGGAAAGAATATGTCTATAGAATTTCCAGCTGGTTTGTTATCTGATGTGTTCTTAGGCAAACCAACTTGGGAATCTTTTCTTACTTGTGGATTTCTTGAATTATTGTTAGGTAAAATGCCTGTTGCAGCTGGAAGCCCATTGTGGTGTACTGAACTTTGAATGGATATTGGGTGTGTATAATAGTATTCATATCCCTGAAAAATGAAATTTGAATAAGCTGTTGGTGCTTTTGTTATGAGAACAATTTCGCCTATTATTGGTATATTTTTTATATTAGCGTCTAAAGCTCTAGCAGTAACTACATCTCCTGCTGATCTAGATCCCAATCCACCCAATATTTTACAATAAACGGTATACAGCTTATTTTTATTTAGACCGTCATAATCTACATCAATAACTTCTGCTGGGACATATTCAAATTCAATCCCCGAAAGTACCGTCTTTTGTGTGTTTGTTGAAATTTTCATTTGGTTCTTTCTCCGAATCTTCTTTGCCTACTTCCTGAATACTTTTCAGTAGTTCCTGTTTTTCTTCTTCTGTCAGATATGATGAACCTTCATCTGTTTTATTATTCATCATTTTTTGAGCTATAGCTGCTAATTTAACTAAATTATCATCGTTTTTTATAGATATTTCCATAAAATCTTTTATGACAGGAACTATTGCCGTAGCATCATGTATATTGGTGATATGTGGTTTTAAATCAGCAATTAACAGATTTATTTGACGTTCTTTTTTCTTTTGGTTTTCGTAAATATCTTTTAATAAATCTGAAAACTTTTTATTTCCGAATAATTCTGCATCAAAGTCCATGACTATAAATATCTCATTTGTTAATAATATTTTGAATTTCTTGCCAAGACAATTTTTCAATATCCATGCTATCAGTATAGCATTTGAATAGACTTTTATAGATATTTTTTATCTTATTTATTACACTTGTAATATATTGTGAATTTACTCCAGTCCTTTCACGTATTAGGATATAAATAGCTTTTTTATTATAATTTTCTATATTCTGACGAGTTTTAAATAAATGTAGTATTGTATCAGCAACTTGTATATCTCTATATTTTGGAAAAAATAACGGTAAATATTTTTCCATAACATTTACAAAAATATCTATAAAATCGTTTCTTTCCTCTGCGAAATCAGCTGATACTTTTTCATTTATAACTACCCGCTCAGCATCTATGGATTCTATTTCTTGACTTCTTTTGAAATGATAATAATTCTTATTGTTTTCAGCTATTAGATAATGTTTAGCTATTATTGAAAAGTATGAAAATGCTTTTCCGTTTTCTGCACGATATTTGTGTATTTTTTCATGTAAAAATGCAACTACTTCGTGTTTAACATCCTCATGTGGTATATCAAAATTGTAAAATTTGAATCTATGAATCATTATCTCCGCTAATTTATAAAAAGCATTATGTATTTTTTCAGTGTATATTTTGTTTTTTTCAAATGAATCTGTTGAATTTATGTACTCTACTATTGCATCTTCTGTATCTTGTGTGAAGTATACATTTTTCTGTTTTGGTTTTCTTCCCATAATTCCTCTCTTTGTTGGTTATAGGTAGTAGTCTTTTTTATAATCAAATTTTACGTCATATTTATCTTCATCAGAAGTGTCTTGAAACTTTAGATTTGCAAGAACACTATTTGTTTTATCATCATCTATTGGATTTTCACCAAAATATAGTGATATATCATTAACTATACTTTTAAGTTCTTTGAAAAAGTATCCAGTCTCATCATCTGCCTCAAATGCACCAATCCTATCTAATTGGCGTAGATAGGATTGTTGAGATAGTAGTCTATTTTTTAATGATGTTAAAAACTTTTCGTTTTCTATTAGAACACTAACACTTTCTTGTGCCATGTCATCTAATTTTTCATATTTTTTTGTTAAATTTATGTTTACATATATTGAAGCTATTAGTAGTATTGATAATACTACAATCACTATTGTCATATTAACCTCTCGTATGTTTTGGTTGAATTATAGAGTCTATCACTCCTAAATCAAGAGCTTCTTGTGGTGTAATATAAAAATCTTTTATAGTATTTGATTTCCAAAAATCAACATTTTGTTTTGAATTAGTACTTATTATTTCTAATAACATGTTTTCCAACTTTTCCATGTGTTGAACATTAGCTTTCATATCTGACGATTTTCCATAAATATCGGAACTAATTTCGTGAAACATGATTGTACTATATTTCGATGCGACCCTCATACCAGTTCCAGCACATAATATTAAAGCTGCAGCTGACATTGCTCTTCCTCTAACAATTGTATTTACTTTAATGTCCAAATTATTAATAAAATCAATAATTCCTAAAGCTTCATATACCGATCCACCATCTGAATTAATCAATAAGTTTATTGGTTCGTTTTTCTTACTTTCATCACGCATATTAATTAAACCACGAATACGTGTTGTGATGTCATATAAAGTACCATCCATTATTTCACCCGATAGTAATACGGATGATGTAGAAATATCTATACCATAATCCATCTGAGTCGTAGCTTCTTTCCATTTTACAGGAATATCATTGTCAGAGTCTTTAGATTTTACAATATAAGTTTCTTCTTTAAAAATTTCACCAGTATCATCACTATAAAAGTCTTCCATATAACACTCCTGTTTAAAAAATTTTAAATCTTAATACCACGTCTATACTCAAATTTGGGATGTAGTGGATCTCCATATAAATTTTCTACGTTTTGATGGATTTCCTCAACAGTTTGAGTTTGTGTATCTTTTTCATTTGATTCTTCTAATATACCACTTTTTTCGCTAATTTCCAAATTTTTTTTTTCTTTTTTTGGTTTAGATTTTATCTTAGGATTATTTACTTCATTTATGGCATTTTGTATTGAATTTATATCGGATATTGGTTCATGTGATTCAACTTTATAGTCATCATGTGGCAGAGTTACTGCATCGGTTATTTGGTTATCTACTATAATTTTTGTTTTATTTTCAATAGAACTTCCATTTATAGATGTAGTATTCTCATCCTTTTCTTTGTTTTTCAAGTGATTTGCGGCTATAACTAAACTTACGGCTAATGGATCAAATACAATAACTAATATTAATATAAACCAATTAACAACCAAATCCATAGATAGTCCAGTTATCCTACTCAAATATAAAAGTGGACCTAATTCGGAAGTAAACGTTGAATTTGATAATGTTAGTTTTTCTTGTTCTATTATAGTTACACTATCTGTTAAAGCTAAAGATTTTGCACTTAACTGAGAAATCTCAATATTTAGTGTTTCTGTAGCTTTATCCACCGATTGTATATTTTTTTGAAGTCCACGAGTACTTCCCTTTTGATTTAATTGATTATTTAGAACGTTTTCTTGTGATAAACGTAAATTATCATAAGATGTTATTCTTTGTGTTTTTTGTTTAAGTAACGTATCCAACTTATTCTTTTGATCAGAAAACAGTTGTTGCTTCTTAGTTAACAATTCCAACCTGTTTTGAGTTTGATAGATATGTTTAGCAGTCTCTTGATATGAGTTTGTTAAGTATCCATATACACCTATTGATGTTATTATCATTAATACTGAAGCGGCTGATGTTAGATATAACTTAAAACTTGTTTTTAATGAGCTAAAGTGGTCGTGTAGAAATGTTATAACCACTAATTTAGAAAATTCTAACATAGCAGCCATACCAACAATAGACCAAGAACCACCTGAAAAAAGCTTGGATATTCCGAATACAGAGTAGTATCCAGAAAATGTAGCTAATCCTATCGCACAAAACCAAATTAGATTTTTAAGTGATAATAAGTTATTCTTCATTTTGTTTTTCTCCAGGAACTAATGCTTTATTTTGAACATCGTAACCTGTTACTACTCCAACATTTTTATAATCAAATCCATCTAAAATTGCTATTTTTTGCTCACCAAATTCACCATATTCTACAGCATAGCATGCCTGTCCTACTACTTCTGTAAATATAGCGGGTAGAGCATCGGGTGGAACTAATTTTGCGTGTAGATTATATGAAGCAATTTCACCTTTATCACCAAATGGGTGATTTCCCAATATGTGAACTATAAAATCGTGAACACATCTAAATATAACATTATCTTCTACTGAAAATACGGGATGATCTGAATAATCTATACTTATCATTAGCTCTTTATCTTTTTCCCAAGCTGATTTCATTTCAGCCTGTGAATTATACGGTTCTCCGTCTATTTTTTTAACTTCAAAGGATTTTCCAGATAAATTTAATGTCTTTCCATCATCTGATTGATTGTTGGTGACTAATGATATTTTTGTTTTTGATAGAAGTCTTTTAAATAATGTGTGATTTGAACGATTTAAAGCATTCCAATGCCTTACCGCGGATGAATCCATTGATGGTGCGTCTTTATATGCTTTAGCTACCAATTGACGATACTTGTCCCAATTTTTAAGCATCATCTTTTCATTTATTTTAGTTTCATTTATAGTATGCAACACTTGTTGCATTATAGACTTTAGATAAATCATTGACAAATCCTCAACGTTTTTTTTTATTTAAATTTGGATATTACTATGACTCTATCCATGAAACTATCACCCGATGGATTGAATCTATTATCTGGAACCTGTGTTGCTTTTTTGTTACCAATATTCCAATTACGTATTCTATCTACCCTGAATAATTTCCAATCTGGTATTTGTGATAATGTTTTTCCGGCAGGTTGCCATGCCCTTATGTATTTGAATGTCCCCTTTTTAGTATTTTTAGTTCCAAAACAAACTGGTATTATTCCAGTTCTCCAGCCTGGTGAGTTTTCTTTATCACCCTTATAATAAAAGGCGACTATTTTATTATTGTTTATCGCATCAACAATAATGGAATCTGTTGGTCCAGATACCTCATTTATTAATATTTCGTATAAGTTAATCATAGTAATAAATATAATAAAAATAAAAAATCCCCACCTAAAAATAGGTGGGGTGAGGTCAAAACCATTTCCCATTCCGAAGGAAATTTAAGGTTTTCTCAAATCACATGGGACTTTACCAGTAGCCTTCCAAAGATTCCAAAGTGTAAGTTGATTCTTTCTTAGTAAAGCTTCAATGTCAGTATGTGTATTTTTTGTACATTTTGCCATTTGTTCTCTATATTCTCTTTCTAAATCTCTTTGTGTTTGACGATATTGAAATGTAATGATTTCTATTTCTTTTTTAATTTCATCTGTTTTTCTCATATTACTGTATTTTTCCATTTTAGATTTATAGTCTTCACGTAATATTTTTACATTTTCTTGAAATTCTTTTTTACATTCAATTTCACATGATTTTGATTCTTTCAAAATCAATCTAATCACGCTGTCTTGTTCTCGTGTTAACCCTAAGCAAGACAATACCTTTTCGATAGGCATTCTTCTTTTTATGGAATCTTTTTGAATAGGTGTTCTTTTTTCAAATGTTGTATTGTCTGACGTTGGTAATGTATTTTCATTGCAGCTAATGAGTGATGCTAAAATTAATACACTCAATAAAGCTAATATTTTTTTCATCGTTTCTTCCAATTACTGTTTGTTAAGTTTTTTGTTAGGCTTTTTAGCAGTGGTTTTTGATTTTGTTTCTGCTGCCTTTTTTGTTGATTTTTTAGCTGTATCTTTACTTATTTTTTTTGTTGATGTTTTTTGAGGTTTTTTATTTACGGTCTTAATAGGCTTTACACCAACTATAGAACTAACTTCCTTTTCCATTTTACTCGCATGTTCGGCCAACTCATTAATAACTATTTTCTTATCCATCAGTTCTTCTGATAATAAGTTGACTTTCTTTTTACTTTTATAAATCCAAAATCCGACCAATAAAACTCCGGCAATTATAGATGCCAATTGAATATAAAACGCTTCCATACATAAATCCTTAATGTGTTATACAAAAAATGTAGTTATCTTTTTTTAATTTTTTTATTGTAACTGAGTCATACATATTTATTAGATTGTTCATAACATAAAGTACACTATAATTGTATTCATTATATTTTGAAGCATCTAATGTAAATACCACTCTTTCTGAAAATTTCATGCATCTATCTATAAGTGTTGATATAAATAAATAGTGTTTATCTTCATAAGTTGGTTTATTAAATATACCTGTCAAAATGGTGTAATTAAATACCATAGCACCCGATTGATCGGATAATTCTTCATCTATTAATTCTTGAACAGATTGTTGTATAAAAGAGTAATGGTCAACATCTTTGTATTTTTCACCCAATTCTTTTATACTATCTTTTACATCTACACCCAAGTAAAATAAGTCTATACCGTTATTCTCAAAAGATTCTATTAGATTTAAACCATCGTCACATGCTCCAACATGTAAAATTTTATCTCCAGTCATTACACCCAACATTAAAATTTCAGATGGTATATCTATTCTTTTTCCATAAGAATGACCATCAGTTTCACGAACCCAAGCCTTACTTATAAATTTATGATCCATGTTTCCACCCTAAAGCTTCTGATATATTTGGAAATTGATTAATGAAAATTGTTTTGATACCTTCTGCAATTTCACGATGTTCCTTTTGTGTATCGGGTGAACAACGAAGTTCTAAATAGTGAATCCAACTACGAACAGAACCTTTCATATACATAGTAGTTTCTGTTGCAAGTGGTAGAACATCACGAGCAGTTTCTCTTGATACACCACTATTAATTAATTTATCATATAACATTTTTGAATTTGAAATATGTTGTTGTACGTCAAGTTCTAAACTGTCATCCTGAACTAATTCTTCCGAACTTTGTCTGTTGGTTTTTCCTTGCCTTCTCAATTCTATTGGCTGAATTTCTGTTGCGGTGGAATATCGTTGTGAAAATTCTTGGAAAGAGAATGATTTGTGACGAAGAATTTGAGCTGCGATACTTCTACGGGTAACAATATCCACTGTCATATCTACAAATTCAAATGGAGACCAATGTTTGTGTTTAATTAAGTAGTTTATCAATTTTGGAGCAGTTTCCATATTCATTTGATTATTTGGGTTACTTACTCTTGCAATATAAACAATTAATTCTTCTGATGAAACTGTTGTTGTACCATCGTTGGTAAATTTAACTAATTCTGATGGGTTTGTAATCGAAACTAATCGTACTGCATCTCTCAAAACCGTAATACTCATAACTTATTTTTTACCTTTATTATTTCTTATTAATTTGATACCAATAGTTTTTCCATCATCGTTTACAACAACTGTGTAATCACCTGAATATAAAATGAGTGTCAACCATTTTAAAAAGTTGTTAAGATCAACGTCTTTTGGATTACTATTTGAATAAATCTCTCTATTTTGATCTTTGTTAGTTAAATCTTCTTTTTTTTCTTCGTTGAAAATATCGAACTTTTCTTCATCTTCCATGTCATCTTCATCAAAATCTTCAAAATCTTTTGAGGATTCATCATCTTTTGTAGTATTTCCACCCTTTATTTTTTCAATTATTTCTTGTAACATATAGTAGTCTAAGATTTGATTAAATTTATCTAAAAATTTTTCTAAATCTTTTTTTGACATTTTTTCATCTTTTTTACCACTCAAGTCAATCTCATAGTAATTAAGCATGGATTTTAATTTAAGCTCTTGCTTTGTCATTTTTTAGCCTTTTAATTGTATCTATAACCTCCATATATTCATAGTTACCATTTTTTATCTTGTACATGGAATATATTCTCAGTTCTTTTGAAATTTTTTTGTTACATCCGTACATTTTAGCTATTTTAATCATAGGCTCTTTATATTTACAATCTATTGATTTTATATTTAATCGTGTTAAAGCTAACCAAACCCCAATAAATCCTACTAAGAATGCTATTACAAAATCCAAAATCATTCTCCCATTATTTAACGAATTAATAGTTCTATGATAAATAGTGGTTTCTATAAATTATTCAGGGAAAAAGTGGTCGGTATTTATAAAAACTTGTCTCAAATATTTACTAAATTTGAGACAAAAAATCCCTGTATTTACTTGAAAAATAAACCAATTAGCTGATATAACCTTTGTCTTTTAGGTCTTTGTAAACTAATTTGGATACTTTTCTCCAATAATGCTTAGTAGCACCTTTTTTATGTCCATTAGGACCTCCATTCCACTTACGTGCAATGATTTCCATTTCACTCATTGTGATGGTTTCCCAGTTAATGTTGGGATTGTAAAAATTCTGAAAGATCCAAAACATTTGTTCAGACTTTTCAGGATTTAGCCTATCTTGTAAACTAAAAGTTTTATTGATACCTTTCATTTTACAGATTCGGTTCACTTCCTTCACCATTACTGGTAAAATTTGTACTATACCAAGTGAACCATCCTTTGATCGT